ATATAAATATATTTTGGGAGTGTCTTGTCTATCTACATAATATTGTGATGGCTGACCTAAAGCTAATTTATTAGGAAGCGCAGAATAAGCAGATCTATCTATTTTTGTTAAAGCAACATCTTGTGTGCTTACAGTATTAGCTCCTGCAGCAGTAGTTGAAACAAAAGCTTCTAATACATCACTTACACCTGCACTGACGCTATATTCTGCTTGTCCAGAAACTAAAGCGTTTTCATGAAGGGCTACTTTCCAAAGATGAATTCCTCTATTTGCCCATTCTGCAAATAATAAATTAAGGCTAGTTCTAGCTGATCTTAGGCTGTGACCACTTGTTGTGGACATGCCACATCTTTCGTAAGCTTCTTGTATGATTTCTTCTATAGATAAATCAAATGTCGTAGTCCCTGAAGTTGCCATTAATATCCTTTTTACGGTTGTACAATTTCTTGGATTGTATCACTTTTTGACTAAACTTTGAAGACCTTAGGTTTTTTGCGATTAAGTTTGTTTTTAACTTGTAATTTTTTCTTTTTTTCACCTCTAGCACCTCTTAACTTACCATCTATTTGTGCGGATATTTGTCCTCGTCCTATTGCCATTATATTAAATCCTTAGCCTTTCCTATTACTGGTTTATATTTAGTTTTACCTTCTACTCTGTGTGCAAGTAAAAATTGTTCACGTCTTCCTTCAGGTATCCAGCTACAGTGTATCCATCCCGAATTGGGTTCTCCAGGAGTGTAGTACTCGAGAATCAACTGATCTGTCTGTAGGTTCTTTTTAATCCAATCAGCAACTTCAGCATTATCGACGCCAACACATTCGAAGTCAGCCGCCTCAGCTTTTGCATGTTGGCTGTTTCGACTCGATCCTATGGCAAGGCAAAGGTCTTCTGAACGGAATCCGCTAGTCACTTTAACTCTTCCAAAATGGTCTCTTACCGGTTGCAGTATATTTTCACATAATGCTTTTAATTTTTCTATTTGACCAGAACTAGGATTATTGTTTATACCCTTGCGTATCGCTGTATCTGATTTAATTAATTCTTGTAAACTAAAATTACGTGTTAATTCCATTATTACTCCAATATTAATTTTTTAATTGATAAAGATCCATCTATATTTTTCTCTAATTCTGCTTTTGATTTAATACATTGATATTTTATATGTGACTTAGATGCACGCTTTGCGATGCGCTTTCCCTTCAAACAATCTGACATTGTGGGTTGTATACGGGCTTCCTTAATCTCTCCATGTACAATCATAAGAAGAGCAATAATTAACTCTGTCATTAGTGGGCTCCATTACCGTTTGCTCTAACTTTGTCTTTTAAGTTTTCAACATCAACTAAAAGTTTTTCAGTTTGTTTTTGTATAAATGAAATATTTACTTTATTATGCATCATATCCTCGATCCTCGTCTCAATTTGCTCTACACTTTTATAAAGATCTTCCAATAAAAAATGTTGCTCCTGGTCCACGGGGACCTGTTCAGATTTTTTAAGTAAATCATTTTCAAATAATTCTCTTGATGTTTCTAATGATACTAATCTCGAAGTCAGTTCTGTATAAGCAAAAACTCCCATTGCGACAAGAACGATCAGGCTAGCAACCGTCTTCATCGGCATCTGCACGCGTGCCTCTTCTCCGATGTTTAGTGGTTTATTATTCATCTAGGTATGTATCCTGGTTGTATAAAAAAAGCTAATAATACGAAAGCTACAATTAAAGCACCTGTAAAATAATAATTCATCCTCTGATACTCCATAATTATTTTTTTCTTTTTTTGTTTTTAAATATATTATTGACCCAATCAAACATCTTGTCTAGTAGTCCAAAAAAATTATATATAAGTCTATCCATTATTCGTAACTTTTATCTTCTGCATTTACTTTTTCTTCCACATCATAAAACATTTTGTCACTATCTTCTGTAAGCCAATCTTTATTTTCAACATTCCATTTTGTAGTTTGAACAGAATAGTCTGGAACACCGTCACCAACAGTGTAGTTAGGAGCATCCCACAGAATGCGGTTATTAGGCTGAGCTGCATAATTGCCGTCATCAAGAGCCAATATATGCGCACACTTATGTTCAGCGGGTATTTCAGAATGTTCCGTATCCAAAATGTTTCCTTCTGGATGACCCCAATCAATGGTAAATAAATATTCGAACGGATAATTTTTTTTATCTTTTCCATAATACTTTCCTCGTTTACCTCTTAGAAAACTAAAGCAATGAACACTAGGATAATAACTAAAACAATTCCACAGTTGAAGCTGGTCGATCGGCATATCAGGCACTTCGGCTCTATCGAATTTTTCTTGAAAAAACGCTGATATAGGCAATCTCCAAAAACACGCACCATTTGGTAACATAATGTTAAATAAGAGTGCGCGATCTGTAATAGAGACCACACTAAAGATACAACAGTCAACAGACTCTCCTTGATGTTTTTTAAGATCATATAAATATTCCTTTCTTATCTTGCAGTATATAGGTGGTATATCAGCATTCAAGTATGCCATAAGCTAACACTTCCAACGTCTTCTTGCTTGCCTTAATCTTGAATTAGGATCTTTTGCAGCTTTTGGAAACTTCTTCATCTGTCCTGCACTTCTTGCGCAGTATGATTTTCTTCTAGCTGATCTTTTCTTCCCTGGATTGTCTTCTGTAACAGCAGTGCTTAATTTACTTCCAGGGTTTTTTCTTCTATATGCTGCAACACCTGCAGCAGTCATTCCTGCACCACTTTTAGTAGATCTAAAATTCTTTTTATTTCTAGCAGGCATATTATCTCCACCTCTTTTAAAACTAGCAACACCACCAAGAGCTTTTCTTTTTTTCTTAAACATTGATCGTGTTAAATCATTAAAAGAAGGCATATTCGTTAATCTTTCCATATCCCTTCTCCAAGATTCAGCAGAACCTGAAGAACCTATTTGTCTTCCTGTTCCCATTCCTCTAAGTGAATTTGCACCTGTACCTCTTACTTTGTGAATTTTAAAAGAACTTCCTCTTTGTGATTGTGATTTAGCTGGAATGATAGCTGATTTACTATTACTTCCGCTACTAGAAACATTTTGAAATGGTTTAGCTGTGCTTTTGTTAGGTTTATAACCATGAGCTTTTTCAAAACGTTTATTTCTTTTTTTTGTAGCTATATTTTTTTTTATGCTTTTGACAAGATCAACTATTTTCTTACCTGCGTATTTTCCACCTGCATATGTTAATCTAGCTTTACTCATCTTACGTAAATGTAATTGTTACACCCGCAGTTCCAGCAATAGTTGCATGTATTCCTTCTACAAATAAAATACCTGAACCAGGTAAATACATATCTAAACCTTCAGTTCCAAACAAATATGTTGCAACCGTTGTACCAGATGCTCCACCACTTTTAAAAATGATTGAACCACTTGCATTACCTTTAGCTTGAATAGATGTAAGCCTTGCTCTTCTTGTTGTAGGCACCATTTGTGCTGTTGCTATAGCATGGGCACTACCTTGATCTGATGTAAAACTTCCTCCACCTGACATAATTTTCTCCTTTAGTTGTGGCTCCCGAAGGAGCCACTAATTAATTATTACGCTGCAAATGCAAATGCACCAGTAACAGCTGCTGCTGCACCAGTCATTTCAGTTGCAATGTGCCATGTACCATCTTCAAAACACATAAAAGCAATTTTGCTTCCAGTTGTAAAACAGTTTGTTGCTGCGTCAGCTGGAGTGAATGCTAATTTAGTTTCACCTGCTGTAGAAGTATCAAAAGTTACTTCATTTGCTGCTCTTGATTCAATTAATGAACCAGTTGCCCAAACGTCAGAACCTGCTGCATCAAAAGTTAATACTGCTGTTCCACCTGCTGTGTCTTTAGATTGAACATAAACCGCAATCGCGCCTTTTGTTGCTGCTGGTAATGCAACAGTACAAGCTGCAGCACCTGTGTAATTTACAGTTGCAATGATTCCATCAGCGATAGCAATATTTGTTGCTGTTGCTGTGTCAGCTAAAACTAAGCCTGTTAAGTCAGGCATACCTGAACTCATTCTTGTTGTGATTTCACCTGTTGATGAATTTTTAGTAGCCATTTGAAAGCCACCTTCAGAACGTACCGGTCCCGAAAAAGTAGTTGATGCCATAAATTTCTCCTTTGTATAGCGTTCGTTATGTAGTCTCTATACCGTCTGCCTAGCCAGTCTACATAATAATTATTTTTCTAGGTCTTTTGATTATACATAAAAAAAGGGGCGATGTGAACACCGCCCCTTAAAAGTAACCCCTAAGGGCTAAATATATTGACTATTAACTAGTTGGTAAGTTTCCGTTACCAAATATACATCTTGGATCTGAGAATCCAAAAGAGTATCTTTCTCTAGCTTTAAATCTCATATTACCTGTATCGAAGTCACC